TGAGTTGCACCACTTGCATTTGTAAACGGTTGTGATCTTGTTTGATATTTAAATCCTAATAAATCTAAACCTTTTGTATAGCCGTCTTCCCAATCTTTTCTAGATGCTTTGTATTGTGTGTAGTTTTCGTAAAGATCAGAACCTAATCTACCCAAAACTTCTTCTGGTAATAGGTCTGCTAAGTTATCAAAATGTTCGTTAGTTCCTGGTTGATTAATAGCTTCAGGATCAAAACTAATTGTTGCACCACCATCTTCTTCTGGTGTTACTTGAATATCTTGGGCACCTTGTGCTTCTTCTATATTTGCTTGGGATGCTTCTACAAGCTCTTCTTCACTAGGTAATTCTATTTCCTGCTTTACGTTTGGTAAAGACTTGTCTATTTCTGACATTGTTTTTCTCCGAGTTCGAAACCACTATAGTCTTTTTTCCAGGAACATTCAACCCCTGTGGGTGAGGTCCTCTTTTTGGTGGTATCGTAGTTGTTAATTTTTTAGTCATCTAATAATCCTAATCCTTGTATAGCTGAAGCAGCTGCAAATCCACCTATACCTGCTTTTGATAACCCTCTTAATGCTAATTTTGGTAAACCTAGTCTAGCTATTTTTTGAAGAGTTGGACTTAATCCTCTAGTTAGTTTTGGAGTTTGATCTGCAAATGCAGGATACAAATAGTTGAATGGATTTGTTGCAATATCTGTAGGTGAATCCCCTTCAGCTATCTGACTTGCAATATCTCCAGCTGCAAAAGGTGCAAGTAGTGCAGGTGATGCTGCAACCCCTAGTCCTCTACCTAAAACTCTTAAACCTGTTTTAACTGGACCAGTTGGTTTTTTTCTTTCAATACCTTCAGCTCTAGATGCAAATTGTTTGGTTGTCCGACTAGCTCTAATTGTTGACGGTGCTACTGCAGCTGTTGAGGCAGCTAGTGTTGCACCTAAAGCAGGTAATTGATAATCTAATATTGCAGGTCTTTCCGTATCGATTGATACAGGTTGTGTTGCCATATCGACTAACATATTTTTTTGTTGGTCTTCATTTGATAAATAAGTTGTTGGATCATCGTTCTTAAATAATTTAACAAGTCCTACTGCAGTTCCTATAGCAGCACCTGCACCAAATGTTTTTACGCCTGGTGATTTTGCAAAATTTAAAACTTTTTGAAATAATCCCTCTGGATTATTTTTTACAGCATTATCAAAAGACGTTAAACACGCTTTTACTGAACCACCATTTGCTTTTCCAAAAATAGAACAAATATTGTTAGTATTGTTTTCAAATTCTTGTCTTACATTTTTTAATATTCCTCTTGGAAGATTAACCCCTCTTGCTTTGGTTTCTCTCAACATTTCATCTAAAGGTAAACGTTCCCCAAAATCTCTAGTTCTTGTAACCATAGCAGGTTGAGATGCTATACCAGAAGGTAAAGATTCTTTATAAATTTGAAAAGCTTTTTTCTTTTCAGATAAAGTTTTAGAATTATTCCAAGCTTGTTCAAAATTGTTTCTTACTTGTGATTCTTTTAAATTTACCTCTGCATTTGAAAGATGAACATTAAAAGGATCATTATATCTTCCAGCTACATGTTGAACTTCAAAAAAATTACGTTTATCTCCTGCGTTCCAATTTTTAATTAATTTAGAATTAATTTCATTTCTAAGACCCGGTGTTTTGTTTATAAAAATTTTTTGTTCGTAAGGTTTAATTACATCTTCATAATTAAATCCTGTGTTTTTAGGATTTATATATTTTTCTAGATTTTTAAAAGTAATTGTTTTACCTGTTTTTTTATCTATAATTTTAGCGTTTAAAAATTCATTAAGACTAATATACTTGCTATATTTTTTATCTAGTTTTAATCTATTGTCTACTTTTTGATTTTGAGCTGTAACAAATAAATCTCTCCATAACGCTTCTTTAGCTGTTTTAATTGGGGGCGGTATTCCTTTTTCTAAGTAACGTTTTTGATTAAACGCGTATTGAGAAGCTTCAACTTTTTCAGGATTAGCTTTAGCCCAATCTCTTTTAGCTTTAGCTATTTTTTCTGCATACTCTGGATCAGTTCTTCTTCTTTCTGTTTTAATTATATTAGCTCTTCTGTTTCTTACTTTATTTTTTATTTCTTTTTTAGTTAATCCTTCAATATTAATTCCAAGTGTTTTAGCTTCTTCCTTAAAAGATTTTAAAGTTTTAGTTGCCCCATATTCAAGAGGAGCCTTACTTTTTATACCATTATCAATTCTTCTTTTTCGTATACTTTTGGAATTAAATTTAGTTCCTTGAGTTGTTCGATACCCTAAGTCATTTATATACTCAGCGAAATCTACATCTGTTACTTCGCCAGGAAAATTTTTATATAATTTAATAAATTCAGAAGTTGAAAGTATCATTAAACCTCCAGGATCTTAGCTAGGCCACCGTCAGCATTTCTTTTTCTACCGCCAAAAAGCTCGTCGATGTTTGCTTTGTTCATATCGTCAATATCATCCAAGATGGTTCTATCTTTTATATTTGGATCTATCTTTTGCATTAAACCTCTAATTCCTTGTGCTTGTCTTTGTTCTAAAACAGTCATGTAGTCTTCTCCAAAGTTTGCTGCAGCCCACTCTGGATGACGGAGAGCTCTCATTTTATCTGCAAGTTCTGGTCGATTATTTTTTTCAAACTGTCTAATATCTTTAAATAATTCTGGATCGTTTAATCTTATTTCTTCATCAATTAGTTTTACATAATCATCACTATATACATTTGTATTTTCAAATTTAGTTTTAAGAAAGTCTAGCTTTCTGCCAGTAACAATTTGATCTGCTTCTTGATTACCTTTAGTAATTGCATCACCAAAATCCATGCCTTCATCTCTATATTTTCTAATAAGTTTTTTTGCAATTCTTCCCTGCATAATACCTGCAAGACCTTTATAAATACTTGACGCCATTAAACCTCCAGAATTTTAGCTAGGCCACCACTTCTAAATCCAATGCCTACTTCTATGCCAAGTTGTTTTTGAAGATCCTTAATTGCATCTGGATAATCATCTGGGTTTTTTAAAACTTTATTTAACTGTTTAAAGTATTCTGTTTTTTCTTTGCCAAATAATTTTTTATCTGTTCCAAGACCTGCAAACAATCTTGATATATCTTTGCCTTGAAAACCATATTTACGTAAAGCTTGGAAACCCGTTCTTGCAGCACCTCCAACAAAGAATGGTACACGTCCACCATCTTGAAATTCAAAATCACTAGGGTCAACAGAGTCAGGATCAAACATTCTATCGGTTACTGATCTACCTTTGCCATCTTTAATTTTTACAAGTCTCTCTGCAAACAATTGTATGTCATCTGCATTATCTAATTTTGCAACTGCTGTTGCAACTTTTGGTCCAAAATATTTTTGTACCAATAACAATGGATCACCCATTCCACCGCCACCGCCTTCAATCATAAATCTAAAATCATCTGCTTCCATGACACCAGATAAAGTTGTGCCACCTGGAAAATTTGGATCTTCTAAATCTTTTACTCTATTTAAAAAATCTCTAGCGTTTGCTCTTGCAACTGGTTGAGCATTTTTTGATACACCTGCGTTTAAATAAATTTTATCTACAATGTCATCTACAATTAAATTACTGCCTTTAACATTTTTTATTGCCTCTAAACCTGCACCTGAAAATGGTGCTGCTATATCATCTGGTCCACCACGTGAACCTACTGGTGGCATATCTTTTGGACTAACATAACCATAGTCGTCGCCTTTTAATCTTAAAGACATTAAACCTTCTTTATCTAAGTTTCTAGTTCCTGTAACCATGTCTGTAATGTTAGTTGGCGCTGCAGGTGGAAAATAAATCTTCTCCATCTTCTGCATGTTTGATAATAATTTGTTTGCTTGAATATCATTTAACTTACCAGCCACAGCATAACCCACAGAGCTTGTTAATTCTTCTACTGCTTTTGATTGTGGTAATATAGCTAGTGCTTCTTCGTTGATGTCCATGTCTAACATCAGCTCTGGTGATTTACCTTTACCTAAAAAACTTATATTCGTTTTAGTTCCAAGAACTTCATTAGTGTTACCACCTAATCTTTTAAACGATTGAACGATTGCATTTATTACTTCTCGTCTAGCCATAATATTCTAATCTACTCCTATCAGGCAGCGGTTCGTCTTTGTAAGAATCTCTGTTACGAACTAAGCCACCTTGTTTAATACGCATGATCGCCTGGGTCATAGAATCGACATAGTCGTCATGATCTCCATGCGGAAATGCTGCGCATTCTTCCACAACTTCTTGAGCGAAATGTTGGTGCATAGGAGCCCATATCAATCCCATCTCAAAAAGTGGTGATACTGAATTTACTCTTGCATGCTTATCATTTCCTCGGCTCGGTGTAAAGTTAACAACCGGGATACCCATATCTCTTAGTTCAGCGGTAAGAGGTATACCAGAGGCTTTTGCCTCCACTATCACCATATCAGGGCGCCAAAATAGATACTCTTCGTGAGCTACTTTTTTAAGTTCTGGAAACTCATATCTATCTTTAAAAGCATTAAGCAGTATTATCTGAGGGCTTTCATCTTCTTTATGAAACACTCCCCATGTCGTTATCGCACTATAGTCGGCAGATTCTTTTTTAAGAAAAGCTGTATCATAGCTTTGTATTATAAACTCACATTTAGGTGGATCTTTATCTTCCCAGTCTTGCCACCAGTCACGTTTAATTATAGCTCCTTCTTCAGCTGTAGGCTGTTGCATATACTGGGCGTTCCAGTTGTTTACAGGAATAGATGCTTTTGTTTTCTCTAACTCGTCCTTGGTCCAGTATTCTGGCCACACGGGTTTTCCATCAGGGAGCAGGGCTGGTAGTTCTACCACATCCCATTCGTCAGAGTTCTCCTCTCCTTGAGCCTTGATTAATTGTCCAGTCAAATCTTTTGTACTCCACCTTGTCATTACAACAACGATACGACCACCAGGTTGCAAACGTTGACGTG